TTCCTATCTCTCCTTTCCACTTTTATGCATTCAGAATAGGATGGCATTTTTGTGGGCAGGAGGGAAGGATATGCCATGCAAGATCAACGGCGACGACATACTTTTCCGTTCCAGTCCTGAGTTCTCTCAGCATTGGATGGACGTAGTGTCGCAGTTAGGTCTCGAAGTCGAGAGGACAAAAACGAGTGTATCAGCCGAATATGGTTCGCTTAATTCGACCTTAGTAGTACGCGAAAAGGGAAAATATAAAGTGCGCCAGACTTTGCGCTTTGGTATGCTTAGGGAGTGTGGTGACATTACTTCTCTCTGCCGAACTTACGAGGATTTCCTTCGAGGAATCCACGGGCCCAGCAGGTTTCGTGCCGGTTTTGAGTTTTTTAGATGGCATCTTCCGTCTATTAAGTCTTATAGACTGACGACCTGTGAATTGGGCTTCCGTGGTGAACTTGCGTGGCGATTGACTCGGAAGTGGAACCTTCGAATGGACAGGCCTTCCGAAGTTCTTCCAGAGCTAGGCCCCGATCACAACGTAGTCGTCCCTCGTGACGGTTGCACATTTGTCGACCCGGGTACGTTAAGGAAAGAAGATAGGAAAGTCAGTGCAATGGAGCTGGCAGCGTGGAAGTGGGGCGTGGAATTCGCTTCCCGTTGTAGACGGTCCGAACTCGAATTTAAGCTCAAGATGTCTTTAATTAGGCCTTCGTCACCCGATTTCTCTCCTTACCTTTCAAGGTTCGGAGAACGTTGTCGTGTGACTAGGCCGACTTGGGCGGAAACTCGAAGATGGTACCTCGTGCCGCGCGTTTCGCGGAAAGAGACTTTTCCCCTCATGATTGAGGTCGAGGAAGAGCTTCCGCCTTATAGCGAGCACGACGACGGGGTCATCCTGATAGACGTCGGAAAAGAGAAGTAGATGGGACGCAGTTCTTGCAAGCGGAAATGTGGCTTGTGCAGAAAGCCCCGGCTGTGAGGCCTAGGACTGCTGCGACATGAGGCTCCCGAAAGGAGTTACTCTGCGTCATAGAGGTTGGAACCCTCTGCAGTAAGCTAGGAAGAAAAAGGGATTCCGAAAAACTGGGACCCTCGGCCGGTGCGTTAGTATGCCCCGAAGTAAGGACTGTGGTGAGGCGGTTTCGATCCGCGGCTGCAAAAATGAAATGGCAGTGATCTACTGCAGG